TTTATAAAGTATAGTAATTACAAAAATGGACTAAATAAAATAAATAGCAATAATACTAACTTAAAAAATATAATTGGAAACAATTCAAAACAAATAGTTCTAGATTATGATATATCTATATATGAATTATTTATAAATATAAATAATCTAGGTATTGAAAATAAAGATAAAAATAAATTAGGTAGAGTATTAAATATTGTAAAAGATGGTTCAAATTATACGTTTGATTATAATTTATTATCTGATATAAATTTTGAAGTAGGTGATATAATTAAAACAAATAATACAAATACTTATATTATGTTTGTTCCACAAGATTGGGATAAGAATTATTTACCAAAAAAACATCAAATAATAAATACAAATATTGATATAATTGAAAATATTAATGAAGGTTTTAGTATTAAATTAGATAAAATACCTAATCAATCAAATTTAGAAGGTATTGGTGGAATTAATATAAATATACTAAAAGCCTCTAGATTTAGTTTACTTTTTGATAAAAACAATACATTATCGGAATCAATAGGATTTGAAAATAAAATGACAGAATTTAATTTAGTTCAATCTAATACTTATAAGACTGAAGAAAATATTATTGATTATAGTTATATAGAACCATCATATTTTGATGATTTTGAAAATAATAATTATGTAATGCTTAAAACACTTATAAATCATAACTACGATATAGGTAGTTATATATATTTAGATAATCATTTAATAAATTACGATTTAATTAATAATTATAACAATATAACATTAAATATTAAAGAATATACACCATTTGTTGTATGGTTTAATGATTTACCAATTTTAGAACAAAATATATTAAAAGATTCATTAACATCCGATATATTTACTAATTATTGTGAAAAAGGTATTATAATATATTACTTATATCCTTATACTAATTTACAAAAACAACATTTAGGTAATTTAGGAATGTCTGTACTAAGTTATGAAGATATAGATTATTTTAATTTTAAGGAAGCACCTTATCCAAATATTTGTAATTTGAAACCAGATAGTTATATATATATAAAGGATAATCAACAAATAATTAATAGAAACATAAATGGTATTAATAGTGAATATAAAATGGGTTTTCGTGATGGATATTATAAAGTTTTAAATAATATTCCTATATATAAAAATAGTTACTATAAAAATTATTTTAATAATACAAATTGCGCAATAATAGAATGTAATTACATTAATATAACTCAACAACATAATTTAAATACCATAAATTATAATGAAAGTATAAGTAGTCTAGTTAGTACTAATGAAAGTATATTAGAAGGTTATTTAAATAATGGTATTATAAATAATCCAAAAATAGAAACAAATATTGTAGGAAATATAAATAATAATAGTAGTAATAATAGTAATAGTAATAGTAGTAATAGTAGTAATAGTAGTAATAGTAGTAATAGTAATAGTAATAGTAGTAATAATAGTAATAATAGTAATAATAGTAATAATAGTAATAATAGTTTAGGTAATAATTATGATGATAATAATTATAATAATTATCAAACTTATTTACTAAATAATATAGATTCGAGAAATATCGAGTTATATTATCCAATAAAATCTACAGATAAATTTTATTTAAATAATATAAATAATACATATTATTTAAATAACTCAATAATAAATATATTAGAAATTTATGAAAATATTAATTATACTATAGATATATCAAATACAAATTTATTAAATAAAAATATAATTATCTCAAGAAATAATTTAAATATTACACCATATTTATCGGTTAATGAAAATATATTAAATGTTAATGGATTACCTGGAAATAATGATTCATATATTGATATTAATATTTCAAATAGTATAATAAATAAATTTTATATATATATTGACTACTTGCTAATATATGAATTAAATATAAAGAAAACAAATACTATTACTTATAATATAAATATATTAGATAATATAAATATAGAATTTACTAATACTATAACAAAAACAATCTTAATAAATCCTATTTTAAATATAGAATTTGGTACTAAATATAAATTTTTATTTAATAATTTAAATACATACAATAATTTCTTAATAATGAATGAACATTTTTATAATATAAGAGTACAACATGATTATATAACATATAATATAAATGAATTATATGTAGAAATATTTTTAAATAATAACAATTATACTAATGAATTATTTTATCAAATAAATAATACTGAGTATACATTAGGTAAATTAATTTTAGGTATACATAATTATTATAATAATAATCGAATGTTATTAATAAATAGTACTTATATAGACAATATAAATAATAAATATATTAATGATAATAGTATAAATAAAGATAATGATACAAATATTATTAATTATATTATCACTAATAATACATACTATTTTAAGATAAATTTAAAAATAGATTCAAATATAGTAGATTCAAATATAGTAGATTCAAATATAGTAGATTCAAATATTACAGATTCAAATATAGTAGATTCAAATATTACAGATTCAAATATAGTAGATTCAAATATAAATATTATACCATATGTTAATTTATTTTATTTGCATGATAATTGTAAAAAGAATAATAAAATTATTAGAATAAAAAATAATTATGATTTATTGTATGTTAGCGAAATAAAATCAAATGTAATTATTTTAAAAGAACCAAATTATAATTTATATTTAAATAAACTAATTTTACTAGCAAATAACATACCGAATTCATTATTAAAAGCAAATACCTATGTATATATTATAAATATTGATAATACATACACACAAATTCAAATAGGAAATATTAATGATAAAGCGCTTATTGAAATAAATGATATTATAGATACTACATATTCAATATTATTTTTAAATTATACTATGTATAATTACAGACATAAAAATGAATTAATTAATAAATCAATAAAAATAAATTATTTAGAATCCTATAATAATTTAGTAGATAAAACATACAATCATGAAATAAGTAAAATAAATGAAGAAAAAATAGAAATTAATATATCAAATAGATGTGATTATAATTTTATATCAACAAATATTCAAATTATTGATAATAATAGTTTACAGAATTTAAATTGGAGTACACCATATGGAACTATATATGTTGATTTATTAGAAAATAATATTATTAATTATATTAAATTTAATAATATTAACAGTAATAATAATAATCATCCATATAAAGCACATTTATATTACATTGAATCTAATGTTATACAATATATTGGTTCATTAAATAATGTAATAAATAACAATATAATAACAGGAAATGTATATAATAAAAAAAATTATATAATTTATATTGAAACATATGGTTTATATAATAATAAATATTGTACATTAAATATACCTGATTTAGAATTAGGATATATTAATCCAATTAAAAATGATGTTGCATATATAAATAAATCAATAAGTCGTATAGCAATAAATAGTATAATTAATAAATATAAAATTTCAGATAATATTTTAAGTAGTAATACTGAAAATAATGAAAATATATTATCACTAAATAATAATAAATCTTCAATAATAGATATTAATTTTGATACATCATTATCATTAAAATATTATACAATAATTCAAAATACTATTAATAATGATATAATATTGGGAAATAATAAATATATAACTAATTTTAATGGTACTATAACCAGTATTGAATTATTTGGTTCTAATAATATAAACTATTTTGATGAAGAAGAAATAATAAATGCTAAGTATATAAATGAAAATATATTTGAATCAATCGTAAATAATCAAATAAATACTTCTATTAATAATACCTCATATATAATTAGTCACAGTAAAACATTTATAAATGAAAAGTCGTATAAATATTACAGATTTAAAATATTAAGTAATATAGATTATTATCCCTATTTAAAACCTGTAGATAATTTAAATACGAGTTCGGATAACAATTATTTAGTAGAACTACCAAATATATCTAATGATTATTTATTTGATTTTAATAATAATAGTTATAATATTGAAAAAAATAAATTTAACTTAAATATATCAGGTATATCAGTAGGTAATTATGAAATAACCGATTATAGTAAATTATATATTGAAGATATTAATTATATTACTGATGCAAATATAACAAGTGATTATATAGAATTAACATTAAAATATAACTTATTAAATAGTCATTTAAAAGGTGAAAATATTATAATATCAAATAATAAAACAACCGAAAATTTATTTTCTACTCAAAATTTAATTATATATGATAAATGGTATACACGAATATTTTATCAAGGATATGATAGCATATATAATAGTAGTCATATATCAAAAACCGAGGGTATATATATATGTGATTTTAATAGTTTAATTATTATAAATGAGAATTTTAATATATATAGTAATAGTAATTATACTTTTAAAAGTACTAATAAATTAAGATTTTATGAAATCAAAGTAGATGTAAATACAATAACATCTATTAATGAAATAAATTACAATAGTTATAATATAGACTTTTCTAATTCGAATTATAAAACTTATGAGAATTATACTTATTCATATTTTAAAACAAATACTATTAATTATAAATATATAGATTTAAATTTATTAAATATTAATAAAGTAGATTTTAAGATTATACTTTTATCTGAAAATAATTATTTTAGTATTTATAATAATCTTGGTAGTTGCGAACTAAATAATAATAATACTATAATAATAACATTATTAAATAGTACAATAAATATAAATTACTTAGATATTAATTTTAAAAAAAATAATAATAAAGAAGGTTTACCTGTAATTCAAGATTATTTAACTAATAATATTCATATTGAAAATATGAATGGATTTTTCATACCAGAAGATTCATATAAATTAAATAATAATATAATTACAAAAACCAAAAATAACAATAATATTACACCTTTAAAAAATAATAATTATGATACATACACTTATACATATTTTGATTTAGTTTATAAATCGGATAATGAATGTTTAAATATTACAAATAATAACTTAGTTACTAATGGAACTCCTATTTTTGGATATTTTAATAATAATAATTATATAGATAATTATAATAATAGTAATTTTTATGTAAATTATTATTCTATAACAATAGAAGGTAAATATCAGGGTTATGGAGGAGTACTTAATAATAAGAATGAAAATAAAAATAATTTATTTAATAATAATGTAGAAGGATTTAAAGTTTTAGATGTTGGTTATGATAATAATAATAATAAAAATAAAATAAAACTAGATTTAAAAATATCAGAACTTGGTATAAATAAACCTAATATATATTTAGGCGATATTAATAATATAAGCAGTATTACAGAAAAAAATCAATATATAATTGGTTATGGTGGAAATATATATCAAAAAAAAATATTTAAAAATATAGATGCTCTATCTGGACCTAAATATTTATATTTATCAATAAAAAATTTAGACCATATATTAACTACTAATAAAACTAGTTATTTTAGTAAGATTTTATTAAAAACATTACCGGGTAATCATTTATACGAATCTTCATTTATATATAATTCTATATTATTTGAAAGGGCACCATTGGATGAATTAAGTGAATTAGAAATTAGATTTATTAATGATGAAGGTAAATTATTTGATTTAGAAAATACAGAACATACCATGATTTTAGAAATTACTGAATATGTTAGAAATTACGATAATTCATCATATTTAGAATAATACTAGTCGGTTATTAATCGTGGAACAATACTCATACTAATTAATTCTTGAATTAATAATTTGCATGCATATGGTATACGAACCTCATTAAATAATGTGGTATTTGGACAATGATCACATTTATATATATTTTTTTTTTCATTTACTGAACCAATCATATGACATTTACTACAAATATATACTTTATAATTATCAGATACATCTAGCAATCTTTCTTTTAAGAATGCAGCAGCACCATGACTAATAATACAATCACGCTCCATTTCTCCAAATCTTAAACCACCGTCACGTGTACGACCTTCTGCTGGTTGTCTTGTTAATAATACAACTGGACCAGTTGACCTTGAATGATATTTATCAATTACCATATGTTTTAATCTTTGATAAAATGTTGGACCCATAAATATATTAACTAATAATTGTTCACCAGTTAAACCATTATATAATACTTCATTACCATATTCCTCAAATCCACATACATTTGATAAAATATCGGAGATTTTTTTAGGATCTAAATCAGTAAAAGGTGTAGAATCACCATTCATACCAAGAATAGTTCCAGTTTTACCTAATATACATTCAATTAATTGACCAATTGTCATTCTGCTAGGAATTGCATGAGGGTTTACGATAATATCCGGTACAATGCCATCCTTAGTAAATGGCATATCGTCTTGTCTATAAAGCATTCCTACTGTACCCTTTTGTCCATGTCTAGATGAAAACTTGTCACCAATATTTGGATATCTCTCATTCTTAATTTGAACCTTACAAAATTTATATCCATCGCCATTAATCCCCATGTATACTTTATATATACTACCACCTTCATTATTTTTTAATACAATACTATTATCTTTATAACTATTTTCTTTTTTCTTCTTATGGGGTATAGTTTTACCAATAATTACATCTCCGGGTTTTACATAAACTTGTTCTTTTACTATTCCATTAGTATTTAATTTATCATAATTAGCTAATTTATAATTATATGTATTATTCTTATTTGGAATACAGAATTTTTCTTCATCACCCGAATTCTGATTTTTCTTCTCTTCTTCCTTATAAGTTTTTAAATGCCCCGATAAAAATAATCCTCTATCTACTGCAGATTTATTCATTAATACCGAATCTTCTTGATTATAACCAGTATATGTAGCAATAGCAATTATAGCATTAATTCCAGAAGGCATATTTTCAGTATTTAAATACTTCATTGATTTTGTTATTACTAATGGTTTTTGTGGATAATATAATATATGACTAATTGTATCCATTCTACTTGAAAAATTAGTAGCACAAATACCAATTGCTTGTTTGCCCATAGCGCTTTGATACGTATTTCGCGGTGATTGATTATGGTCTGCAAATGGAATAGTTGAGGCAATAGCACCCAGAATTAAATATGGATGAATCTCACAATGTGAAAAATTATTACTTGTAATATATTTATTATTCATAGCAATTAATTTAGTAGAAGTTTCATAAGGATCTAAATATTCAATAACAGCACTATATTTTTTATTATAAATATCAAGAATATCTTGCTTATTTAAATTATTTAAATCTTCTAATTTAATCTTATAATTATTCGAAATACCTAATAATGAATTCCAATTTAATTTCTTATTTTTAACTAGTTCTATAATCTCATTATTAATATTAAATTCTTGATTTTTTAATATATATAATGGTCTTAAAAATCTACCAGAATCTGTATAAATATATAACTCATTTTCAAATTTATCAAATATAATACTTGTGTAAATATTAATTATTGCATTCCTTCTACTTTCAAGTAAATATTCATATATACTATTAATATCATTATAAACGCCATACCAATTTCCATTTAGAAATATTTTAGAACCACTTGATAATAAATCATATGTAATAATATTTTTATCTTCAAAATCATCCAATTTTATAATATTAAAATTATCTAATAATTTAATTATTGGTAATAAAGAACTATTGATAGAAATAATTGCAGATAAACTTATATTTTTGACTACACCAACCGATTGTCCCTCAGGAGTTTCTGCAGGACACACATAACCCCATTGAGTACCATGTTGTTTACGCGGAGGAATTAATTTACCACATTTTTCTATTGGAGTATTAATTCTTCTTAAATGTGAATTTACACTATTAAATGACATTTTATTATATAGTTGTGATATACCTTGTTTATTAAACGAATTTTTAACACCAAAATTACCAGTAGCTAATGCAAATTTTAATCCATTTTCAATAATAGTAGGCTTTATTAACTTATAAATATTTGATATATTAATTATATTATGAAAATTATCTGTAGCTTTCCAACTACCATTATTAAATTCCTTATTACAACTTGTTTTTAATTCTTTAACCATCTTTGTATAATACTGTCTATATAAAGCACCTAATAGTGCTCCAGTTGTATCAATACGTTTATTTAAATATGAGTCTCGGTCATCACAATCTTTTTTACCTAAACTACACATGATTAATTTTAGTATTAAATATCCAGTATATAATCCCTTATTTATATAAGACTTACCTACATGTGGCATAAATTCATTTGTTAGTAAATAATTAACATATTCATAAATCTTTTCTTTGTTTTTAGCATCACGTGGAATATTAGTTAAATTATTTGAAATAAATTCAACTGCATCTTCTTTAGTACGAATATTTTGAGAATCATCAATAGATGACTCAATCACTTCCATTACATCTTTATAATAAATATTTGATAAATCTAATACTATTAATTTTATTATTTCCTTATCAGATTCAAAACCTAATGCTCTCAATAATACAAATAATGGAATATCTTGTTTAAAATATGGCATAGATATTCTTATATAATTACCATTAATCATATTATCTTTTGAATATAACTTAATATATAAAGGTTTTGTAGGCATTAATTTGTTTTTAACAGAAGATTTAAGTTCTAATACATACTTACATTTTGAATTCTTTTGATAAAAACACAAACCCTTGTTATCGATACAACGTTCTTGTGAAACAATAACTTTTTCAATACCATTAATTATAAAATAACCACCATTATCATATTTACATTCATCTAATTCGGATTTATTTTTAATTGTATTAATACAATATTTCGATTGTACCATAATTGGTATTTTACCTAAAATAATTTCTTGTAAAAGTTTTTCATCACTTTCTATTAATTTATCATTTTCATAAATACGAGTTTTTTTAGATATATCTACCATTAATTTAGAAGAATATGTATAATTACGTAATCTTGCTAAACTAGGCGATAATTCATGTATTGTTCCATCATTATCACATACTTTTGGATATGTTATTCGCGATGATTTAATATTTAATTCTAATTCATATACCTTACCTTCATCATTTTCATACTTATAAATTAATGGATTATATTGCTCAATAATAATCGGAATTAGATTAGATACAAAATCATTATATGAATCTTGTTGAATTTTATTTACTATATAATTATTATCAAACATACTATCAATTACTTTAAAAGTATTTTTTTCATAATTAAATTTGTTATCCATAGTTTTATTTAAATTTCAAATTTTTAAATCAATTTTATATTATTTTATTTATTATTTTATCTATTATTTTATCTATTATTTTATTTTATGCCATAGTTTCAATTTTATTTACAGCTTCTAAAATATTATTTTCAATAGTATTTTCAACATTATTTTTTGCATCATTTATTTCTTTTATAGAATCCGTAACATTACCAATAGTATCAGTACCTAGGTTTACAGTAGTTTTTACTTCTGATACAGTATCTTTTACAGTATTAACAGTATTTTCTACATTTGATTTAATATCAGAAACATTTTCTATTGTATCATTAACATTATTTTTAATATTATTTATATTATCTTGTGTATTATCTTTTATAGTATTTATAACATCACCTATATTTTCTCCATTTTTTACAGCATCAACACCTTCTTCAATCATAACTTTTACATTAGTTACGGTTGAACCAATATTTTCTATAACTCCAGCAGCATTATCTATATTATCTTCCATATTTTCTTTAATATCGGTTATATTATCAATTACATCACCTATATTTTCTTTTATATCACCAATATTGTCCATTGTATCACCAACATTATCTTTTATATCATCAATATTATCTTTTACATCATCTATCGTATCTTTTATCGTATCTTTTACACCACATACACATTTTAAAATGAAATCCATATATTATTTATTTAGAAATAAAATTATATTTTAATACATATAATATGACATTATTTGTTGACTATAAAAATATGTATAATGAACTAGTTAATAAAAAAAGAACACCTGAATTAAAACAAGAATTACAAAAGAAATATAATAAACTATTTACTTTATCAGAGAAACTATTTGATAAAATTTATGATATAAATTGCTCTTCTAATGATTTATTAATTATTGAAAAAATGATTAAAATGAAAATTGAAAATGATAAAGGAAATATTACAAAATTAAATGCAGATAAAGCCATAGGAGAAACATTATGCGACGTTTATGTAAAACCTATGTTAGATAAAAATAAAAAATAATAAATAATAAATAAAACTTAATAAATAAAACTTAATAAATTTATATTATATTATTATAAAGTATGACATTTAATGAAGATGTAGTGAAATTTATTAAAGATGAAAAAAAGTATTTTATAGATTTTTTATCCAATTTTGAAGTTATTGGTTTAACTATAGCTTCTATTTTAGGTTTAAGTATAACAACATTTAGTAAGACATTTATAGATCAAATAGTTATGCCCTTACTTGAACCAATATTAGAAGTTCATAATTGGAAAAATTATAAAATAACAATAGGTAGTTCTACATTAGGTATAGGATTATTCTTTTCAGAGTTTATATATTTATTATTTATAGGATTAATAATGTTTATTGCATATTCTATATTTAAAATATATTTAAATGATATTATTGATAAAAAACATCAGCAATCTGATAAATTATTATATTTAAAAAAAAAAAATTCTGAACAACAACAGGTTATGATAGAAGAATTAAAATCAATTAAAAATGAATTAATAAATAATAATAAAAAGTGAATGAATTAATAAATAATAATAAAAAGTGAATGAATTAATAAATAATAATAAAAAGTGAATGAATTAATAAATAATAATAAAAGTGAATGAATTAATAAATAATAATAAAAGTGAATGAATTAATAAATAATAATAAAAGTGAATGAATTAATAAATAATAATAAAAAGTGAATAAATTAATTTATATATAATATTATTTATAGTTTTTTTTTATTAAATATATATATTAATTATGGATTTTATAAAACAATATAATAATATACATTCTATAATTAAAAATATACCAATAAATACAGAAGTATTACTATTAGGTGAATCAACTCATGGAACAGAAGAATTTTATGAGTTTAGGTCAGATTTAACAAAATATCTAATTGAAAATAATAATTTTAATATAGTATTATTTGAAACAGATTGGTTTAATTTATACAATGTTAACAAATATATAAATAATAATTCTGATACAACAAATGTAGAAGATGTTCTAGTTAATATGAATAATTTTCCAGAATGGTTATGGAAAAACAATATTATTATAGAATTAATAGAATGGTTAAAAGTATATAATAATTTAACAAATAAAAATATATATTTATTAGGATTAGATTGTTATTTATTAATTGAATCACTTACATGGTTACATATATTTTTTAAACTATTTGATGAACCACTTTATAATAAACTTAAAAAAGACCTATATTTTATAAATAATTTTAAAAAGACGTCTGATTTTATTAATGCTATTATGAATAGTCAATTACCCGTTAATGATATATATTTTGAAAATTATTTTCAAGATTTATTAATTACTATTCAATCCAAATCTGATTATTATAAAAAATTATGTAATCAAAAAAATATTGATACCATTGCCGTTATTAGCGCTGAAATATGTTGTGACGTTATTATTAATTCATTTGAATATTTTAAAAAACAATATTTAGAACCACTTGGTAGTAATGCTTCTTGGAATACACGAGACCAGCACATGTTAATGACCACTATGAAATTAAAAGAAAATATTAAAAATGCTAAAATAATTGTCTGGGCACATAATAGTCATATTGGTGATGCTACAGCATCATCTAATGGAGGAACTGATTTTAGTAATAATAATACTTGGAATTTAGGTCAAATGTGTCGTGCTATGTTTTCTAATACTTTTATTATTGGATTAGGTACTTATAATGGAACCGTACTAGCTGCACCAAAATGGGGCGATAATGAAGAAATATATGTATTGAATTTACCTATTGATATAAGTATAGAGTCATTTATATTTAAACAATGTCAAATTCATAATATTAAAAATTGCTATATAGATTTAACTAAGTGTGCTAATATTAATCCATTTTGTGATTTTATTAAACAAAGAATGATTGGAGTAATATACAGTCCAAATACAGAATTACAATCACATTATGTAACATACACCATATCTAAACAATTTGATTTATATATACTTATTAGTCAAACAACAGCATTAAAAAAAATTATTCCAAAAAAAAAATTTAGTCAGTCGTTTTAATTAATTTAAACCAAATCCTACGTAATTACTTGATAAATTTGTCAATGCAGTTACATGTGTATTTAAATTGAGTTCTGAAGCCACTAAAGTAGTGTCATAATTATAAGAAGAAACAGAAGAAATATCTCTAAGTGGTAAATACATTGCTTTTCCAGAGGTACTTGCTTCAACTGTATTACTATTAGATAATAAAGTATTTAATTCACCCGTAAATAATTTTATATCTACTAAATTTGAACCTTTTGTTCTATTATCTTCAAGACCAATTTGTTCAGTAGTAAAATGCTTAGTAGTTCCTACATCATGTTTAAACTTAAATAATGAATGAATTAATTTTCTTGATTTTTCATCTGCTGCATCTATATTTCCTACTATTAATGTAGTGTTAACATCTGAACTAAAATCTACAGAACCACTTAATGTAATGACTTTATTAGAACTAGTTAGCATATGTGATAAAATAGTATTATTTATGTCACTAATATAATTTTTTTGTGATAATGCTTGTTGCCTAATTTTATATAATTTAGGAACAATATTATCTATATTATTAACAATATCTTCACAATGTTGTATTTGTTCATTAATAATGTCTATACCTATTTCGGTATCTGCCATTCTTATATATAATATTATATATTATTTTTTTAAATAATATATAAAATAATTATTAATCTAAATTAATTGATCTTAGCTTTTGTATTATTATTTTTTTACACATATATAATTTTATAGGAACATATATATACGGATATATACAATTTAAGACAAATTCAATAAATGTTAAAAATATATTATTATTATAAAATATATATAATAATACTAATCCAATAGAAAAAACTATATAGTATAAATAGTTAATACCTGGTTTATCTTCTTCAATAGAAACATATGAATATTCACTAGATTCATCAAAACTATCTTTTGATAATTGTTCAAGTTTCTCTCTAAAATTTATAGCACCACATGTTGGTTGAATTTTTTCTTCTTCTTTATTATTTATAATATTACTTTCTATTGATAATTCACTATTTTCAGATTCAATATTTTCTAATTCTTTATTATTTACTAGTTTATTACTATTTTCAGATTCATTATTATTTTCTATTATATTATCTAAATCATTTTCAGATTCACTTAATTTAATCATAATATATAAATTATAATTATTTAAAGTAATAAACAATTAAATTTGTTTAAATTTTTATTAAAATTGATTTTATTTTAGAATTAATTAATAAAAAATGTCAGTAACTAAATCAAACAGACTTGTTGTTGAAAATATTGAGTTTACTAAACCAAAACAGTATTCTAATGGTAAGGGTTGTGCTGTTAATTTAAAACATGATAATAAAATTCTTAATATTCAAACACCACGTTTATTATCATTATTTGGATTAAATACATATAAGGATTCAAATGATAAAATTACATCAATTAATATTACACTACAATTTAATAGTGCAAGTGATAAAATTAATCGTGTAGATAATCTTTTAAAAAAAATTAAAAGATTAGATAATTTAGTTAAATATACTGCAAATGAGAATCATAAGACTTGGTTAAATTATCATAGAAAAATTCCTAATGAAGCTTTAGAAGCACTATTTAAACAAAGTTTATACTATAGAAAATTACCAGATGGTAATATTGATCATAGCACTCCTCCTACTTTTAAAATAAAAATTCCTTATTATAATAATAAATTAGATTTTACATTACTAGATGAAAATAATAATTCTATTGATTATAATTTAGAATATTTACAAAAAATTATTGTAGATAGATGTATTATTAAATGTATTATTAATCCGAGTATTTATGTAGTTGATAAAAATTTTGGTATTACATATAAAGTAGTAGCATTACAAGTATTCGAAAATACGCTTCCTAAAGTTGATTATAAATCAAAAAAAAATAAATCAGAGTCATCTAATCCAAATAAAATTGAAAATTATTTCGGTACTAAAAAAAATGAATCAGACGATGATGAATCAGATGATGATTTATTTTAATAATTTATTAAATTCATTAAATTGATTAAATTTATTAAAATATTAAGTTATTTAATGAGTAAAAGAAGACAAAATAAAATAGAACTAATTTTATCATTATATGAATATGACACTAATATAATAAATTATATTATTGTATCATGGACATTTATACTATTATTACTAATAATAATAATTTACTTATTATAAATCTAATATAAATCTAATATAAATCTAATATAAATCTAATATAAATTTATTATATACATATTGAACCTAAATAAATACTACCATAATTTTTTTTGTATATATATACATATTTATAATTTTCTTTACATATTTTACTACAAAAAACATTATCATTTGCATAATACCAATTAGTATCTAATTTTAAATTTTTTTTACAATTTTTACAAATTTTTTTTGTAATATATATTTTTCTTTTAATAAATAACATTGTTTACATATATATTAGTTGTGGATTTTTTTATATTATTTAATTTATATCATTTAATTTATATCATTTAATTTATATCATAGTTTGGAAGATCTTTATATAATTTATCAATATTTTCATAAATATTATAACTAAATTCTACTGTTAGTTTTTCACATAAATGTTTATGTATATCATCAACTAATTTATCATACATATTAAATTCACTACCACTTGGGTCTAAATAAAATTTAGATATATGAACTAATAGAAACTTAACAAATATTATAACTAATAGTTTTCTTATTTTAAAGTTAGTTCTTGTATTTTTTAGATAACCATAAATTTTTTGAGAATCTGTAGATAAATTAAATATACTTGTTAGTATTTCAACATCCGATATTATATTAATTAGATTATTTAAACTAACTCTAATAAAATCTATTAATTTAATAATTAAATCTTTATTAATTGATTCATTTATACATTTTAAATCATTATTTAGTCCTTCCAGTAATTTAGTTTTATCTATTTGATTAAAGTCTATATTTAATGTTTTTTCATTAATTATTACTACACTAAATTTATCTTCAACAACATTATATTTTATTTTTAATGAATCGTTTTCAATAATTTTTAATAATAAATTACTAATTAGAATCTTATCGTATTCTTTATATTTTAAATAAAATGTATTAATTAAATTTTGAGCTTGGGGATTATTTGAACATAATGATAATACTTTATTAGTTGCAAAAAAGAAACTACCATCATCATAAAGCGAATATGTTCTTTTTACTAATTCATTTTTAACTTGTTTTAGTAATTTTAATATATTATCACATATATCATTTTTATTATTTTTCATAAAAATATAAATTAAAATTACAATATTATTAACTAATGATAATGAAAATTTAGGTATAATTACATGTATATTTGATTCATCTAAATTTTTTTCATTATTTACTGATTCTAAATCTCTTGTTAAAAAATAATTATAAAGTAAATTATATTCTTTTTCTATATTATATTCTGGATTAAATGTTAAGTATTTACATATTTGATTTTTAAGATCTAATTTAGACATTTTTGTTTTATTACAATTAATATTTTTTAATATATTTATTAATAAAATAGCTAATGTTATCTTAAATTCTTTTTGAGATTTTTTATTAAAATCTACATTATTTTCATTATCTACTAATCTATTTGTTTTTACTGGTTTTTCATATATTATATTACTTGAATCATCCATAATACTACTATCATTCTCAACTAAATTATTAATATTACTTACATTTGTCTCATCATTAAAAAACTTATTAATATTAAAATTATTAATTTTTTCTACTAATTTGTTTAATACTTCTTTACTTTTATTTATATTATTTTTAATATCTTCAACTTGTGATTGTACACGTGGTCTATAAATATATTTAACTTTATTAGTTTTATTATCATATACAATTGTAATATTATCTAATATTTTACTTTCACATAAATTATTTATTTCTATAGTTTGTTCAACGCCATCATGTTTTATTTTAGTCTTATTAATAATATCTATATTAAATAAATCATCAATAAAATTTTTTAAGATTATACATATTGATTTAGAATTAGTTTTTAAAAATTTATATATAAACATAAATATATAATTAACATCATCATTCTTAAATTTAGGAATATTAATTATTAAATCATTATTAGTAAAATCATTTGTATTATTAAATCCTAAATATAATATTTTTTTTTGTAATTCATCTAATTTTTTTCTATGCATTCGAGCATCTTCGCTATAAGTTTTTACATCATTTTCTGCTTTTAATGCATATATTTTTTTTAATTTTTCAGTAGTATCTAAATACATATTTATAGTATCAGCTAATTCCATATTACCAGATGATACTGCTTTTTTTAAAGATAATTTCATATTTTTTATAAATATTCC